AATATCTAATTATGAAAAAAACAGTAAAGTCAGTAGACCGTGTCTACAAATTAACAAGAGATGCAGCACCATTATCTTACACGCTGCCAACACGTAACTCACGTAGATTCCCATTAATGTATTTTGATGAGGTGTCAAACACAAACAGAGCACTTCGATATGCAAGAAACCAAAAAAGCCCGTATGAAGACGAGCAGGATGGTAATGCTATCTTAGACCCAATTATTTTTATTGACGGTATGTTGTCAGTTCCAAGAACTAATCCTGTACTGCAAGAATTTCTAAGCCTTCACCCATTAAATGGTAAAAGGTTTGTAGAGGTTGACAATGAAAGGGATGCTGCAGAAGCAGTAGAGAATCTAAACTTAGAGGTAGATGCTTTGATTGAGGCACGTAATCTTGAATTAGAAATGGTAGAGAACGTTTCAAGAGTTTTATTTGGTTCAGATACATCAAAGATTTCAACTGCAGAGTTGAAGCGTGATATCTTGGTTTTTGCCAAGAGAGAGCCTAAGGACTTCTTGAATATACTTAATGACCCAATGCTAAAGCTACAGTCTAAGGTTCACAGGTTCTTTGATTCAAGTCTTATTACTTTTAGAAAAAACAAAAAAGAAGTTTGGTATAACACAAGTTCAAACAAAACAAGGATGCTTGTAGTACCTTATGGTGAAGACCCTTATTATTTAGTGGCTTCATTCTTATCAAGCGATGAAGGTATTGAAAGCTTAAAGCTTCTTGAAAAATCTGTAGATTAATTTCTACGATAACAACAGGTATACACAGGGGGGGTCTATTTAAGACCCCTCTTTTTTTTTACTATCTTTGTAAAAAAGTTTACGATGATAAACACAGTAAGAAATACAGTTCTGTCTGTGCTGAATAAAAACAACTACGGATACTTATCTCCATCAGACTTTAACCTATTTGCAAAACAAGCGCAGTTAGATTTGTTTGAAAGTTATTTCTATCAGTACAACTATCAGATTAATAAAGAGAACGCCCGTGCCTCAGGTACAGGATATGCAGATATAACGAAGGGGATTGAGGAGGAACTTGATATTTTTTCTGTAACGGCAGGTTTGTATAATCAATTAGATAATACATACTTTTCTCCATCACCAACCACAACAGGAAGTGATTACTATCTATTAAACAAGGTATTGATTTTTGATTCCGTATTAGATGAAGGAACTACAACCGCAACGGTAGGTGGACAAAACAGAGTTATTGATGCTGCTGCAGATTTTTCTGTAGATGTATCTGTGGGAGATATAGTTGCAGTAGAGAATGCAGGGGTTCAATACTTAACTGTTCTTTCCATAAACAGTAGTACAGATATAACTGTAAGTGCAAGTGTAATAAATGCAATTGGATTACGATATGCTATCTATAAAAAAGGAACAAGGCTAAATGAAGTTGAGAAGGTAACACATAGCAAAATAACTATGTTAAACAACTCACTACTTACCTCTCCTAACACTACATATCCGGCATATACAACAGAAAATATATCATTAGATGTTTTCCCTGATTCTATAACATCTATTGGTAGAGTTAAGTCTCAGTATATAAGATACCCTAAAGACCCTAATTGGACTTTTGTTTCTTTAACAAATGGAGAGCCGGTATATGACCCATCTCAACCTGACTTTCAGGATTTTGAGTTGGCGTTGGATTCTGAGAATGACTTGATTCTCAAGATATTACAGTACGCAGGTGTGTCTATTAGAGAGGCACAGGTGTATCAGTTTGCACAGGGTGAAGAAACACAAACTAATCAAGAACAATCATAATGGCATATATATCAGAATATCAGTATTACGAAAACTCAGGTGCAACTCCTGAAGATGCTAATTGGGGTTCATATCAATATGTTAGCTTGTATGATATCGTCAACAATTTTATGTTGATGTACTCAGGAAACCATAGCCTCGTTAACAATGAAGAAAGATTTAAGATTTTATTTCACGCAAAGCGTGCGGTACAGGAATTAAACTACGATGCATTTAAAGAGATAAAGGTTTTAGAATTAAATGTAACAGACAACTTAAGGTTTGTTCTTCCATCAGACTATGTGAATTGGGTAAGAATATCTATGTACAAGGATGGTATCTTATACCCTCTTAGCGAGAATGTGCAAACACAAACATCAAACGCATATCTACAAGATAATACAGGTAGAATATTATTTGATATAGATGGAAACATCTTGAAACCTCAGTTCTCTAATATAGATTACGATAGAATTACAGGAACAAAGCAAAGCATATACTTAGACCAAAACAATTCTCAATTTAACGGAATGCCCGGATATAATGTAGACGGTGCTTGGTACTTTGATTTTGAGGAAGGTGCAAGGTTTGGTTTAAACACCGAAACTGCAAATGCAAATCCAACATTTACTATTGACAAAAAAGCAGGTGTTATAAATTTCAGTTCAAGTATAGGTAAAAACTTAGTCATCTTAGAATACGTATCAGATGGTATGGAGAATGGAGATGACTCTAAGGTATCTGTAAATAAACTTTTTGAAGACTATGTTTATGCTGCTATTGAATATGCTATTCTAAGTTCAAAGCTAAATGTTCAGGAATACGTGATTGCGAGAACAAGGAAAAGAAAAACTGCATTACTAAGAAATGCAAAGATTAGGATAAGTAATATTCACCCGGGTAGATTATTAATGAATCTAAGGGGACAAGATAAGTGGCTAAAATAATATGGCAAATCTGACAAGAAATTTTATTGCGGGCAAAATGAATAAGATGGTCGATGAGCGCCTCGTTCCTAACGGGGAGTACATTGATGCACTTAACATACGTATGGGTTCTACAGAAGGCTCTGAGATAGGTACAGTTGAAAATACAAAAGGTAATGTAGCCCTTACAAGTCTATCTTATAACGGACAACCATTAAGTGGTGCTGCTCGATGCATTGGAGCATTTGATGATGGCTCTTTAGAAACAATATATTGGTTTGTTCACGACCCTGCTTTTGCATCTTCTAATACAGGAAAATTAGATTTAGTTGTTTCATATAACGACAACACAAATACAACAACATATCATCTTATATCAGTTGACGATGGCGGTGGTTTAAATACCACGCTAAACTTTAGTGATGATTATCTAATTACAGGTGTAAACAAGATAGAGAACCTATTATATTTTACAGACAACCTTAATCAACCAAGACAAATAAACGTAACAAAAAACTATGCTAATCCTGTGGCAGGGGTAGATGGTTTCTCGGAAGAGTCTATTCTTGTTATAAAGAAGCCTCCGGTTACTTCTCCTTCTATACTACCTGAGGCCACATCAAGCCAAGATAACTTCTTAGAAGATAGGTTTGTGTGCTTTGCGTATAGATACAGATATGAGGATGGAGAGTATTCTGCTACATCACAGTTTTCAGCGCCAAGTTTTTTGCCCGGTCCATTTAGATACAATTCTACAACCGCATTAAATGACGGTATGGAGAATGTTACAAACCAATGTAAGATTACATACAATTCAGGAGGGCCTCTTGTAAAGTCGGTGGACTTGTTGTTCAAGGATATGAACAGTTCAACGATTAAAATTATAGAGAAGCTTGATAAGAGTGATTTAGGTCTTGCTAATAATACAGACTACACTTACACATTTAATAATAGTAAGATATTTACAGTTGCATCTTCAGGTGAGATACTTAGATTGTTTGATAATGTCCCAAGGCTTGCGCAAGCGCAAACACTAATGGGCAACAGGCTTGTATACGGTAACTACTTAGAGGGATATGACTTAGAGGATTCTTTTGGTAACTCTACAAAGTTTGAATACTTTACAACGCTATCTTCTGAGGATATAGGTTTATCATCTATAGAGGATGGAACATCTAATGGTAACTACTCTTGGGATAGCGCACAAACAATTCCTCAATCAGTTTTAGAGGTTGACTTGGTAGACCAAAACTTAGTAGCGGGTGCTATACTTAATATACTATTTAGGTTTTCACACAACACTTGGTCAGGAACTCCACCATTCCCTACCGAAACTACGGAAGAACAGACTGTTGATTTCACATACATTCTCCCTCAGGACTTCAATAGCGTATATGCTCTTGCAACGTCTACAGATTTTCAAGAAAAAATAGGAATATCTTCAAATATAGAAACAGTACAGAACTCTTGTAATGGTCAAACATTCACAGACCTGTTTAACTGTATTATACCAAATGAACTAAACGGATTAA